CAAGCAGCTTTAATTGGGTTAAGAAAATTAGTATACAAAAGAATTGAAGATGCGTATACAGATGAGGTAAATATTGAAAAGTTAAAAGTAAAGCCAGATAGAACTATTAATGTTGATCCAGAAGGAACTGCACAGTTTGGGGCTGCAAGAGAAAATGTTTACATAAAGGCAATGGCTGAATACGAAAGAAATGTTGAAAGAATTAGAAGAATACAGCAAACATTAGGAGTAAAAGGCGCACAAAAGAAATTTGGTGGAACTGATTTTGAAGTTATTCGCAACGAAGGCAACCCAACAGAAGCTCTTAAAAAGACGTTAGATGCTTTTGGAGACAATGACAAAGAGTTGGGTATGCAAAACCTTATAGAAATTCTTGAGGCAACTGGAAACAAAACATTAATACCCAAAATAGCCGGATTTGCCATGCGTCCAGTGTTTGGTGGTGGCCTTGTTGTTCGATCTGAAATTAGTAATATAGGTCGTGGGGTTGTAGGCTTTAATATCTTAAACTCTATTATGGCTCCGATTGCTCTTGCCAGCTTTAGCCCAAGATATGGAGGTATGTTACTTTCCTACCTTTACACTCCAGGAAATGCAAGTAGAATAGCTGGAGATGTTGGTAAGTTTGGCAGAGAAGTTACTGGTAGAGGCGTTAAAATAACCGATGATTTGCGTAAAATGGCTGCTGAAAAGTTTAAAAAGAACCCCAAAGATGTTACTCCAAACGATGCAGAAAGTGTCCTTAATGATGCCAGAAGGATGGATCAAGAGGGTCTTGGTAATTTAGACGAGAACCAAAAAAAGGCTTTACGCAATTTAGTAGGCGGTGGTTATCGGGCAGCAAGCGATTATGTAGGAAGAACAAGGGTAACAAGGCCAAGAACGGCAGCAAGGTTTGGCAGGTCGGCTGTGACGGCAGAAGAGCAGGGTGAAGAGGCCCAGGAACGAAGAAATTTACTTTCCACATTAGGACAGACACAGAGGTAGATAATGGGTACTGTATCAAGGGTACATACATTTGCATCAGGTGCGGTTTTAACTGCTGCACAGCTTAATAACGAATTTGACAATTTACTAACTTCGTCAGCTATAAATGGCGGTTTGGATGCTTCTAATTTAGGCGTAACAGCTGGCCAGGTTACTGCTTCTAAAGCGTTAGTTGTAGACGGAACTCGCGACCTTGATGACACATCGTCTTCAAACCAGTTAAACAACCTTACGGTATCAGGGTTGCTAAAAACAGATAATACGACCAATGCTACATCAACAACAGACGGGTCATTACAAACAGATGGTGGTCTATCCGTAGCACTGGATGCGGTTATCGGTGATGATTTGAAATTGTTAAGTGATTCTGCTGTATTGTCGTTAGGTGCAGGGTCTGATTTTACTATTACGCACGATGGAACTACAGGTGCTACATTAGCCGGAAATCCCATTGTTATCGACTCAGGAGACGCTCTAACGCTCGATGCTCATACTGGCGTGTTTACCTTCAAAGATGCGGGAACGTCCGTTTTAAGCATAACAGAGAGCAACTCAGGCGATGTTACGATTAAATTAATTACAAACGGTAAAGATTTAAAGTTTACGGACAACGGAGATGCGGTAGGATTAACGGTTTTAGATGGAGCCGCTGGTATCACTGTAGCTGGTGAAGGTGATTTTGGTTCACTGGATGTAAGTGGGAATGCCGACATAGACGGGATAACTAACTTAGATGCAGTAGATATAGATGGGGCAGTTCAAATTGACGGAACGGTAACAGTTGGAGTCGATGATACAGGCTATGATGTCAAGTTCTTTGGAGCTACAAGCGGATCGAGCGTGTTAATTGATGAATCTGCCGATGATGTGATTTTTACAAACTTTGGATTAGCGGTAGGATCGGACGCTACAGGTGACATATACTACCGTAACTCAAGTGGATACCTTGCACGTTTAGCTGCCGGAACAAACGGACATGTATTAACCCTTGATTCTGGCATTCCTTCTTGGGCTGCTGGAGCCAGTGGCGATTTTAGTGGCCCTGGTTCATCTACCGATAACGCTGTTGTCCGCTTTGACGGTACAGGCGGTAAAACTGCTCAGAACTCCGGTGTCACCATAGACGATAGTAATAACGCTACAGGCTTTGCCAACCTTACGTTAAGTGGAGAGTTGGATGCAGCTACAGGTGACTTTTCTGGAGCGGTAGACATAGCAGGCGATCTTACGCTTTCTGCTGGTGCAGACGGAGCATTAAGATTTTCAACAGCCAGTTCAATTAAAATACTCGATAACAGTGCAGCGTCATTAGTCGTTGAAGAAGCAGATAATGCTTATATGACGTTTGTTACAACGAACAGCAGTGAAGCGGTCAAATTTGATGTTGGACTTGACATAAATTCTGCTGTTCAAGTTGATGCTACAATTACTGTCGGTGAAGACGATACGGGTTACGATGTAAAGTTTTTTGGGGCAACATCTGGGTCAAGTGTGTTGTTTGACGAGTCTGCTGACGATATGATTTTAACTAATTATGGCCTTGCAGTTGGCTCTGATGCTACTGGCGATATTTACTACCGAAACTCATCTGGTTATCTTGCTCGTTTAGCTAAAGGCACTGAAGGACATTATTTAAAGCAAGGTGCTTCTATTCCGGAATGGGCTGCTGTTAGTGGTGGTGGAAGTGGTGGAGCTTACAGCGATTGGGAAGTTAAAACAAGCAATTACACCGCATCGACTAAAGACCAACTCATTTGCAACCACGCATCTACAGCATTTACCATTACGTTGCCAAGTTCGCCGAGTGCAGGCAATACAGTGACCATTAAAAACGTGGGAGCTGCTACAGTAACTGTAGGCAGAAATTCATCAAATATTGATTCATCCGCTGCCGATGGGACACTATTAGAAGGTGGTGCAGTACAACTGGTATATGTAGACAGCACTATCGGCTGGGCTTCGTTATAAGAAAGGTTAAAAATGGCAATTTTAGGACAAAAAGGTGGAACTGAGGGTCTGCCGAATATATTTTTCGCAAAAAGTACAACATGGACTCCAGAAATAGATTTTGAGGCATACGTCTGGGTGATAGGTGGAGGTGCAAGTGGAGCCGCTATATCCAGCGATGTGAATCAGTCTTGCACGGGCGGTTCAGCTGGAGGAACCTGTATTTCGAGGCTTCATTTAAAAGCTTCGACAGCGTATACCGTGACAGTAGGTGATGGAGGTGTTTTTGTTTACGGCAACAATGCTACAGCAGGTAACGATGGCGGTAACAGTGTTTTTTCCGGCTCTGGAATTACAACTATGACCGCTAATGGTGGAGATGCCGGCACGGTTAGCAGTGGAGCAGCAGGGGTAACTGGCCCATCAGGAGGAACGTCAACTGGGGGCAATATTGCCAATTACGATGGGGGCGATGGAATGACCACCACAGCGACTAAACAAACTACTGGGGGTGGAGCGGTAGGGCTGTGGTCAGACGGCAACAAAGGAACGCATGTTGCCAAGGCATCTTCGTTTTTCATTGCGGATGGGGGTTCACTGTACGGTGGACAAATACAAAGCACGGCCAATATGGACAATGCCAACCTGGATAACGGTATGCACGAGGCCATGGGGTATCCGATTGTGGGTTCACCATTCCCAGAAATTTCTGCTTCAACTTATAACGATGCGAGAGCTTATTTATCGTCCACAAATTATGAACAAGGCTTGATGCCCATTGGATCTGGTCAACAGCCAAGTAACCCAAGTGGTGTGGATTGGAAAATTGCAAGCGGAGATTACGGCATGTCTCCTGTAGGCCCGTTTATGGGCGGTAATGGGTTTTACCACGTTGCGTCTGGAGCGTCTAATGTATATGCCTCAAGTGCCACGCTTGGAGGGGGTGGAGGTGGATGCTTTACGGCCACTGGATACGGGTATAGTGGGCGCGGTGGTAAAGGCTGTGTTATGGTCTATCCGATTTCAATGGGTTAAGTGAAAGGAAAAAAATGAGTGTATATAGAATAAATTACGCAGACGGCACGACTAATACGATTATTGCAGATTTGGATTTTGTAGAAGCCAATACGGGTGAGGGTGATACATTTTCAGAAGTAGTGCCTCCTGACCCAACAGACCATCAGATACAGTCGTCTGCCCGTGTATGGCGAGATAGGCAGTTATTGGACACGGATTACATTGTGCCACTTACTGACCATCCGCAAAGAGACGCTTATATTACATATCGTCAAAAACTTCGTGACTGGCCGTCTACCAGCGACTTCCCAAACACGAAACCTACGGTTGGTTAAGCCATGAGTCCGGCAGTTTATCCACCACCAGAGCAAATACCTTCGGCAGAACGTCAGAGACGTTTATACGTTGAGGCGGTTAAAGAAATCGAGCATTTGCGTAAAATGGTGGCAAGTGAAAACATTGTGGCTAAAGGGTATAAGCATGACCGCGATGAAATAAAAGGCGAACTAAAGTCTGCTAAACGGTCTATTATTACGTTAAGTAGAAGACAGAAAGCCGCTGATGAATCGAAGAAAGCCGCTGCCTGGTCAGGTGGTGCAGCTATATGTGTAACGATTATGTACCAGTTGTGGCATACTATTGGTTTTCCGTTTGCTCGAAATGGAGCCGATAAAAAGTGGCAGGCATTTTGGGAACATGAGGCCGTATATGGAGTTATTGTATGGTTTATCACTGTTCTGTTTGCTGAAGTTTATAAGGCCACAAATAAACCGTAATGAACCGCTTCTGGCGTTGGCTTGAGCGGTTAATAAACCGTAGAAAGCTAAAGGATAAGCGTAGCCCAACACAACGCTTAGATAAAAAATGGAAAAAGAAGCCGCAGAAGCGTTACAAAGATTTTCTGAAAGCTCTGGCATTGGACTACTGGTAGAGCAATACAGTTGGTTGTTTGTAGTTGGCTTTGCTTTGTTGTTTTTAAAAAACAGCATAGAGAATATACTGGCCGGATGTGCGGTGTTTTTTGGCAGTAAATACGATGAGAATCAAACATGTTGGATACAGGTAGGTGGCGAACGTAGACCTGCAAGAATCAGTAAAACATCGTTGACATCGACCACTTTCTATGTGTATGAAACGGACAAAGACGGGACTATAATAGGTGGCACATTATTGAGTGTAGCAAACAATGAATTAGGCGCATTGCGAATTGAGCGACAACTTGATAAATTAGACTTAGGTAAACCTAAACAAGGAGGCTGATATGCCAATGGTTGGAGGGAAAAAATATCCATATACTGCGAAAGGTAAAAAAGCTGCTGCTAAAGCTAAAAACAAAGCCAAGCCAAAGAGCAAAAAACGAGGACGCTAATGGCAAAACGAGATCCCAAACTTGCAAGAGCAGGGGTAAGCGGTTACAACAAGCCCAAGAGGACTCCGAATCACAAAACCAAGAGCCATGTGGTTGTCGCAAAAAGCGGAGGTCAGACAAAGACAATCAGATTCGGCCAACAGGGTGTCAAGGGGGCCGGAAGCAGTCCAAAAACGGCAAAACAAAAAGCAAGGCGTAAATCCTACTACGCAAGGCATAATGCTCAAGACAGTAAACCATCTAAATTGTCGGCTCGATATTGGTCGCATAAAACGAAATGGTG